CGGCGGGGACCTGTTATACCAACCTTCAGATTGTTAGCTGCCCGCCTCTTCCTCTGATACTCTCGCTGATAGCTGCGGTTCTTGTCTGGGTTTTTATACGGCATTATTTACTCGGCCGATTGCGCTGCCAGCTCTTTGCGTGCCGATTCCCGTAACGACGCTGCTAGCTCCTTGCGCATCAGCATTGCCAACACGGGATCGCCCCCCGCCTCTTGTTTTATCAACTCTTTGACAAAATGCACAAGTACCCCCATGCATTCATCCGATATTGATTCAAACATTTCTGTCATTTTTCCCTACCTCGTCTTGAGCTCTTCAATGCGCGCGTTGAGCTCGTGCAACGTCTCAGGACCGAGAGCGACCGCTACTTTTTCGGCGTATTCTTCTTGCTGTTGGCGTAAAGCGATTAATGGGGCCTCCGTGGACCGCATGACCTGCGAAAGCTTCTGCTGTCTCTGTTCTTGGACCCGCCTCGAAATCTCTTGCTCAGCGACAGTCATCAACGTAACATACTGGCCCTTTAGCCTCTCCTTGATAGTCCTCTCTTCTTCGAGGCGCTGCTCGGCCTTATCTACGTGCTTTTGCGCCTGCCGTAACTCGCGCTCAGATCTCGCAATCAGGTCTTTGAGCACGTCAAGCGTGGCATTAATTTTCACGATATATTCTGCGCTCGTGCTGTTCAACTTCTGCGCCGTGAGCTTTGACCGTTCGGCTTCCTGTTCGTGTAGCTGTGTCTCCAAGTGTGCAACCCTCGCCCTTGCCGCGTCTACTTGCTTAACCGTTACGTCTTCTTTTGGTTCTTTGTTCGCCGCCGCGACTTCCTGTCGATGCCGTTGTATTATCTGACGGTTCGTTATTCGTTCTATGTGATCCGCACGGACTAACTCATCATGTGAGCCCCACGGATCACTAGTCAGGGCGGCTTGATAAGCGTAGTATGCTTCGTGTGTCATCCCGGGTAAGTCGCCATTATTGTCGTCTTTCGTTTTGGTGGAAGGTTTCGCTTTCGTCATTTCTTCACTCCAAAGACTCTTGTCTCCATAGCCGGGCTCAAAAGAGATTTGATTTTAAGCAAACGTGCCATCATCTCATTATGAGCCTGTAGGAGCTCGTTATTGGTTTTAAGGAGCTCCGCGATGTGCTTGAGTTCGTCTACTTCCTCGCTCATTGTATCAAGTCCTCGTCAATTGTGAAGCTGGTAATTCCTGCAGTGCGCGCAAGTGTTTTCAACAACTCGTTGAGGCTTTCCAATACTGCCGTTTGAGCCGTGATAGCGGCAACGACATCATTTAATGTGGCTGCTGTCATATTTTATCCTCGAAAAGTGGGCGGCAATGCCGTTTATCCTTACAAACCTCACAAACACACGTGCACATGACCGATCGGTACAAGTGCTTGTCCGGGTGAGATTCGTCTAAAAAGATGCGCCGCCGCTGCCTTTTCATTTCTTCTTTGACTTCTGTTTCTTGCCCTTGCCGCGCGGCGCTTCCTCTTCAACTATAATCGTCTGCACGTATTCTGCAAGCCTCTCTGCCAACTTTTTACAGTCCCAGCTAATCGTGCCTGAGACTTCGTCGGCGACTACGAACAGCTGCGTAATGAGCTCATTGATGTCGTCTGTTTGGCTCATGTTTTTGTGCCTCAGATGTGCAACTGTGAGATGCGCCGGACGTACGCGTCGTACTCTTCCGGATACATGTGCACGACGTCGGTAAACGCCTGTTCGAACGTCAGCGCGCCGCCGCTCTTTTGGATCCTATCTTTTGCGAGTTGGGTCCAAGCGTAAATTTCGGGCTCTGCGGCCTTTTTAACATGCGAGAGCGCTGCCTCAAGAGCAACCGCCTTAGCGCCTAAATCCCATTGCATAGACTTTGAGACGCCTTTCGTGCAACCTTCTGCCTTACATTGGTCGCATAAACAACCGTCATCGCCTTTGGAGCACTGCGTTGGATCGTTCTTACACTTGGAGCAGAGGCACCCCGCTGCGGCCTTTACGACGCCTGGGCTGTTTGCACACATGGCGACCGGACAACTCGCACACTTGCAACCTGGATCTTCTTTAGCGACGCAGCTTGAAGGATCATTCGGGCAAGCCGGACACTCGCACTCATCTTCTCCGTCGTCATCGCCTTGACTTGGCAGCTCTTGTTTGTAAACGCTTTCGCCGGCCAGCATCTTCGCCAAATAGCTCGAATATGCTTCAGGATTCTCAAAAATTGCTTCAGTGTATGCCTGTTCCCAGGTTAACCGCCTTCCGGACTTCTCTATTTTTTCGTTCGCTATCTGTTCAAATATCTCAAGTTCATTCATTTTGTTTGATTTCTCCATTTTTATTTTTTCAAGGTCTGCTTTTTGAAGCAGCACAAACTTGCGTCTGTTCGCGCCCTTGCCGACTAAGCTAATCTCGTCAATGTTCAACTCTTTGAGCTGCGTCGGAACGGCCACTGACTTCGCTACTTGGTAGGGGTTCAGGATCCTGAGCCCGCTGCCGCCAATAGAAAAAGAGTTCAAAGATCCGTTATTGACGGCTTTGACAAGAGCGGGGTCATTAAGGCGGACCCCAGCACACCATGAGCCTTTTGTCACTAGCTGACCGTCAAGCTCGAAGGGAGCGGGGGCCAAAAAGTTCTCAACAACTGACGCCTTCGCCGGTCCGCTGTGCTCAACGGTTAAGCGCGCTTGGCCTTTCGCATATCGGTCTAAGAAGTCGTGGGCCGCCGATTGCACATCAGAGACCGAGGCGAAATCGTTTTGACTATCGGTCTCACACCAAGTATTTTCCGGACACGCCGGATACACAACTCCGTAAACTACGGTGGGATCCGCTGCGCTCTTTAGGAGTTTGAACGTGTAAGAAAAAGGAACACGTTCGTCTGTTTGTTTTTCGAGCTCTAAAAGCTCTTGATAGTGCTGCTCTTCGTCTGGGTAGTAATAATTCTCCTCATCTCTGAGTTCTTCATCCTCGTATGCGTATTCATTTTTCATCGTTCATGTTTTCCTCTATCAATTTTTTCAAGTCTTGTTGAAACTCGTCGTGCGTCATCGTGCCCTTTTTAAAATTACACTGAGCACAGCTTAGGGCTATGTTTGAAATATCATTAGAGCCGCCCCTTGAAATTGGGATTTTATGCTCAATGTGAAATGTTTGGCTAAACGACTCGAAAAGCAAACGGCCACAATAGAAACAGAAACCTTCTTGCTTTTCAAAGAGCGCGTTTAATTCATCGGTTGTAAATGAACCGCCGTTACCCTTGATACGGGCGCGACGATTGTGGTTGTTCGCCTTAAAACCTTCAGGGTGGATTTTATACCATTGCCGCTGAGAGGCGCGGCGCTGTTCACGATGTTCTGTGGCCCATTGATGGTAATCCGCTGCCCTTTGTTCACGATGTTTCGCGCTCCATTGCCGTTCGTAATCAGGATTATTCTTATACCATTGGCGACGCGAACATTTTTTCGAGCAATAGATGTGACTTATTCTAGTAGGTACAAACGCACCCTCGCAGTTATCCGCTGCACAGATTTTAAGTTCCGTCATCTAGCTTCCTCTGTCGAAACCTTCTCGTATTCGTCAAAAAATCCTCAATCGAACGGGCCCCTGGCGCTGACTGCGGCGTTTTTATCTTGCTCAGCGCGTCGCGTCGTTTGTGCTTAGAAGCAGAAAAGTAGGCCCTTCGTCGTTGCACTCTGTCGGTGGGCCTTTTAACGGCGGCAAAAAAATTGTCATCTTGACGCGACGAACCGTCGATAATCGCCTCATATTTAGCTTCCAAGATCGAGAGGAGCTCACCAGTAGCACGCTCGACCCGCTCTTCCTGGTCCGTGAAGAGTCCGGAAGCGGTGAGTAACATCTCCCTAAGACATGAGGCCTCGGCGGTTAAAACGTCCAGCTGAAAGAGAGCAATGTCCTTTGCCCGCTGCTCGGCTTCGTGATCGGGCGGCGCTTCGCCCCGATGTAGTATAATTTTAGAAGCTACGCTCATCGTTCAATCATCTCCTGTTCGTCGAAAAACAACCTGGCAGGCCGCCCCGGCAGGCGAGGGATAGATGATGAAACCCTTGGAAAAACCAGGGCGCCCACGTCGAAAAGCAATTTGACGGGCCGCTTGCTGGGAGAGTAAAGGCTGCAAAACCCGAGAGACCCAGCAAGGCGCGCCCAGGGTTCCGGACGACTGCGGCGCATCGCCCAAGAAAACAGCAAGAAAGCGAGCGAAGCTGTTCGGCAAGTCGCCTACTATTAAGGCGTCCGGATAAATGGTAGAATGTTGGTTAAAAGTCTTTATTTTAGCGTTGGATTCCTTATTTCAATGTATACGGTCGACCATACATATCGTCGGACCATGCGCCACGATAGCCACCATAAGGTGCCTTATTCCTACCTCTTATATTTTTTATATTTTTTTTGTTACATGAAGGGACGCAACTTATAGTGGCTATGCTGGCGTCCTTGTCTACCCATTGGTCGTGAGACGCATTTTTAATCATCGTCTACACCCTCGTTTGATAAATCATAACGCATTAAGTCGGCTTCTGCGCTTTGAGGCATTTCTAGCGGATTTAATCCTTTGACTGAGATATTGCTCCACGATCGTGGAGACGTATGAACCGTTCGCGTGTGAACGTATCGCGGTAGGTGTATCCCTACATATCGCTCTGAATACGCATTCATTGCCGCATCGCCGCACCACGCTTGATATGATTCCATAAACTCCTTTTTTGTAACTCTACTTCCGGGACTTACTTCAACCATCTCATTAACGAACGTACGCAAGCTGTCGGTTTTAGTAATCCATCTCTCTTTAACGTTCTTACCACTTTCTGACTCTGTGAAGTGCCCGTTTTTCAGCAGGATCTTAAGCGCCTCTATAAACGCTGTACCAAGCCACGATTTATCCTCGTCACTTGGCTCGTCAATCTCAAAACTAGCGTCTCTTTGCCGTTCGTAAGGCTCTTGTGGATCGTCAACGAACGTGTAGGGCATCTCAATCAAAATCCAGCGGTTGTAAAACTGGTCGGGCGGGTCTTTCACGTTGGGAAGTTTATTCGTGCTGTACACTTGAACTGCGTACGGCACAATCATATACAGCGGCTTACCTTTGTGCTCAACGGCTATCGCATCGCCGCCCGTTACCGCCATGAACATGCCAACATAGACAAGGTCGCCGCCGCCAATGTCGGCGTATATGTTGGCGTTCATCCCATCCAGCATGGCGGTGCCGAACCGGCTTTTAATCAGCTGATATAAGCTTAATGAAGAGACGTTTTGTTTGCCGACTGTTTTTGTAAGCCATGTCAAAAATATGCTCTTGCCGTTGTCACCATCACCAAGCAACATAAACGCTTTCTTGTAGAGCGGAGCGCGGTACAGACACCGCCCACCCATCTCTAATATCGACACAATATCCTCACGCGCAAACGAGCTGTGAATCAACCGTTTCGCCCGCGTGTCACGACCAAGAACCGCCAGATCGTACGAAAAATCATGCTTATCGAAAAACGGCACGTCAGGACTGTAAGGGATAATAGTCTCTGTGGTCAAATCATACACGCCGTCGAGTGTTGGGATAAGTGTTGGTGGAGCTAAGCACTCACTACGCGGCAGCCGCGTCCGTCGACGTATGTGATCGACTGTTTCACTGACGTGCTTTGTGGAAAGCGGATCGCCAATAAGCACTTCCATAGCATTGCCGATTTGCTTTTCTCCATCCTTGTGATAGAGTTTGCTGTCAGGGTCGTAATAATGCACGTCATCCGTCTCTTCAATGGTGAGAAACCGGCATTGCTGAAGCAAATAAGTAGCAATCTTGCCAGGAAGGGGCCGGACCGTAACGGATCCGTCTTTATGCTCTTTGGTTTCGCACAGCTGTTCGAACAGCGTACCATCGTAACGTAGTTCCGCTGGACTAAGGATCTCGAGATCATCGGTCGCGTCGTTCTCATTCTGCCGCAGCATCGATGGTCGCCCATCTACTGTAAGGCCACCTTTGTCTGACTCGTCTCGTACAAAGCCATCGCGCTCAGCAACTTTTTTACACCGTTTGAAGGTTTCCTTATCAAGTGGGCCCGCGTCCGCGCAGTCTATGAAGCCCTCGCGTACTGCAATCCACGTTATAGGATCGCCGCCGCTCTCACACCTAAAGCAATGCCAGAGATTCTTTGAAGTATTCACTGAAAGGTTGCCGTCTCCTGTAGCGCCGTGTATAGGGTGCTTTAAGAGATAGCCGCTTTCAATTTTCCGGCCAGTTGTGAGCTCTGGCATAACGTCAGCCATGCTGATCCCGTATTTTTCACACACTGTTTGGCCGTTCTTGCTACTTCGCCGCTTTAGTGCGTCCCATTCTTGAGGACTAAGCCCTTCTTGGAGTTCCTTCGCACACGCGTTTGACCAAGAATCAGGGAGTTCATTCATTATTGGCCCCCTCCTCGGTCACGATTGCATACTGGTCATCCGCCAACTTCGAAGGCGGTGCCACCACATACCCGTTAAACTTTAGATCAACGCCCTGGGCTAGTTCCTTCTTGATCGGACGCCCTTTCAATACTTCAGGGTAGGTGAAATAGTAGTGAAAGCCGCCGTTTGGGGTTTTAACAACATAAGTTGCAGGCAATCGTCCGAAGCGCCCTTCGAGCTCCTTAAGGCGTTCGTTACCATCCTTGCCGCCTTTGTTGTCTATATCTATAATAAAGAGGTTCGATTCTAGACCTACGCGAATACCTATGTTAGCGTCGGGAGTCCGACTCCACCACGACGTAATCGTATCCTCAGCATTCGAGGCGTTAAGGAAGCCATTCTTGATCAGCGGTTCCTTTGTGCCCGGCTTCAGTGGTAGCACTAGCCAACCGCGCCGAGCATACTTGAGAGCAGCTTCGAGCATCTCGCTCATATCTGAGCCTCCCGTCGCAGCTCCAGCACTGAGCACAAGGCCGCGGTCTCATCAAGCCAATCACTGAGTCGCAGCTGCGTCAAGTCGTCGTCCGGATCAAGGACGTCCTGCCATTGCACGCCAAGTGCATAGCCCACATTAACCAGCTCAGTAAACAGCTGTTCAAGCGTCCTCGTGGGCTTGAGCGGAGGGCTTTCGCTGTATTCCACGTTCATGCCGAGCCCTCCCTATACTTGGGTCGAAAAATCCACGTGCACAACGCTGAGTCTTCAAGCGTGGCCCTGGCGAGCTTTTTCAGCTTCCTTGACTTGGTCTCAGATGGAGTGCTCTCTCCGTGTAAATCGTAAAAGCCATATAGATCCTCAGATAGATCTACGTTCGACATTAGAATACTCCTGTCGTGTCGGGTTACCTACACTCGGCGCGACCCCATTTTTGGGTTTTATATTATTTTTTTCAACAGCGTCAGCTTTGCTTTTAGAGGTTTCGCTTTGTTGTGCAAAATAATAGTACGTCTTGTGGTCCCAACGAAGCGAATCGATAAAACCGCGTTTCTCTAGTATCTCAAGCGCGGTACAAAGAGTCTGGCGTCGTCGTTCCGGTATCTGGCGAGCGATATCCCTCTGCCGTAAAACGCCCGCCTCTTTCAAAAGCGAGTAAACTTTTTCCTGTGTTTCAGAAAGTCCCAAACGAAGGCTGTTACCTTTGTTTCTCTGCGTCGAGCCTGATTCGCAGACTCCACATAAATCGGTACGCTGTGAGGGCATATAAGCGCTAGCTGTACAAATATGTACATCGCCCGCCGTCTACTTCTTGCGGGCCCGCTCGCGCTGTGCAATATCTAAAAGCTCATTAATTGCATCATCAGCCGTGAACCGCCCACCTATTTCCTTGGTTCGCTCGCCGATGTATTGATAGAGCTTTTTTGAAGTCGCTTCTTTTATGGCAGGTTTAGAATATTTTGCCGCCACTTGCTCACCTATTCCATTAATCTCACTACTCATATTAACCTCCTTTTGGTCAAGTATTACAATTATACTATTTAGCATAAGTGATATATATAACCTATGCATATAGATAGTTGTCGAGTATTTCAAAGCTCGGCGAGGTGACAACAACAATGGCTAAGGAGAAACTAACCAGGGCCCAGAAAGCCAAGCAGCTTTTCGATGCTGGTGTACGACCCATCGAGACCGCTGACGGTTGGATAGTTCTTGGTTCGAAAGACCTTTACGAAGTCCAGGAGCTTCCGGATAGCAGTTGGACCTGCAACTGTCCGGATATGTTATACCGCGGGCACGGCGGCAGCGGCGTAGACCTTTGCAAGCACATTCAACTCGTGCGACTGTGCCAGGAGTTTGACCGCGCCGTATGCGAGATGAACGACGCACCGATTGCGAACTGGAAAATTGACAAGCATGATATTCACCTGAAGAAAAACGTCGTGGTCGTGTTTTAGATGAGCTACTTCAAGGCTCCGACCAACAAAGGCGACGCGCCAGGGTTCACACAGTATTTTATTTTTCTAACTGACCTGGGGCTCGATCGTCTCTATAACGCCGACGGTTTTTGTCTGTATGAGTTTGACGAGCAAGGGCAACGGGTCCGCGTGGTCTCCTCGACGATCGACATGCGCGGATCCGTGAGCTATTACGATCCCCGGGCGTGAATAATGAACGCTCACACAATCCCGCCGGCGGCCCTGCATACGCTCAAGTTTTCCGTCGCATCGGTTATTTTGCTGGCTATCCTGATCGTCTTTGGAGCCGGCGACGTAAACCAATGGCTACACACAGCTTGCGCAGACATACGGAGGCGATTTTAATGCGCTGTAGAAATCTAGCGGGCCGCTCTCTCGCGCGCTGCTTGGGGTGCGTGTTCGACGTTGTAACGCGCACGCCGCCTTGTCTCGCAAAAAGAACGGCTAAAATCTATCGATATGAGGAGATACGGATACTATGACGCCTGAACTTAAGAAGACGCTCGGCGTGTTGGCGTGTGTTTTGATAATCGCCGTCATAATCAAAGTAAGCGTATTCTTATCGGCTTTAGGTTGGCACTGCTAAGGAGGTAAAAATGTTGGCGATTCTTGCGAATTTCTTGTATGGTGATCCGACGTCGCTATATCTTCAATTAATTCTGAACTACGCGGCGATGCATCATATCGTGGTGCCGAACCCGATCAATACGGAGTGGATAGTGACGATCATCACCAAAATGGTTACTCACTAGTCAAACGCGAGGAGGTGCGACCTAGAAAACGACAAAAAACGGCGATATAAGTCGGCGGCGCTGAAGGTCGATGCTGCATACACCTACCTCGGCGCGCCTTTCAACGGCGCGTGGTGGCCCGCGTCGCCGGCAATATCGCTGCGGGAGTATGATTATGATATGCGAAAATGCAGAAATTAAATGTCCGGAGTCGTGCGGCTATTATCAAACCTATATGCGAACGCTCGACCGTATCATAAATCGTATCAAGTTAGCGCGCTTTGAGGGAGGTTCAATCGGAGCCATAAACGAGCTTTTAGCATACGTCGAACGGCTAAAAACGGAGGCGATAACGGATGGAGATAAAGATCACGGAAGCAGAAGCGAACGATGAAGCTTTGATGTAAGGAGCTCTGTTGAAAAAAGGAGGTTTAACATGGAGAATCTAGACGCTGATATTGAACTGACGCGCGAGGCGGTTGCTGACTCAGAAATGCACGCTATCCACCACGTCAACAACTTGGACGAGCTTAGCGCCTTGTGGCACGAGTGCGCTGCGCTCCAAGGTCAAATAGACGAGCTCTATAAAATCCTTCTAGGTTAAAATGGTGCGATTTATTGGCGGGTCGTATCTCGATAGCTTGCCTTACAATATGCAACGGCGGCGCTCGGCGTTTGATTGGCTGATGATTATTTTACTTGTCGTGCTGCTTGTCTTTGCTGCGGTCGCGGTTGTGGGCCTTATAACTGCGCTCGTTTGACGATGGCGGTTCTTAAGATACACTGAAAAAAAAGGGAGTTATCATAACATGCCTGGGGGCCCTTCCGGATGTTGACCTATTGAGATAAAATGTCGTGCGCGACAGCGATGTCAACGTCGTGTTTTGTGGTGGGATCCCAGGCATAACGTCGTGATATTCAGCACAATCGTAATACTTTGACCGGGTTCGACCACTAAGAACAACCTCAAATCTCGCGGAGCTCGAGGCGGCCGTAATCATTTCTCAAAATAATGAAAAAGTTCACTAAAACGCGCTTTTGTATATGCTCGATTATATCATTTGAAACGATCATCCTCTGAACGTCTCGGCGTGTCGTATCAATTGCTCGCGTTCGTATGCCTCTTGTTCAATTACTGCTTTGTATGCGGTCACGTCCCAATACTTCATGAATGCCTCTGTGTAGAGCTGCCGCAAAACATCGGGGCGATACGCGTCGAACGCATCAATCTCAACTTGAAACGCCTCATGTTCTTTGGTGAGTCCGTACCTTTGACAGAAAATCGAATGGCGTTCTCTAAACTCTTTGATGCGGCTGTCGTTTTTGGTGAACCTCATAACAGGGAGGTCATAGTCGTCGATCTGCTGCTCAGTCACGCCGACATGCTCAACGTGACGGAAGCTTTGCGTGTTTTTAATGAGGTTTAGGTAAATACGCTCTCCACTGGGGTCACAATCGCCGCCATAGATTAGAACCGCAGGCCGCACATCACGTTCGACCTCTTCAATGAGCTCTCGTTCGTACGCTTCAGCGCCAAACCCCCCGAGTGCAAATAATCGGACTCCATAGGCGTCAAACCATTTAACGAGGTCGCCGTATAGCCCTTTCTTTTCCACGCCGACATAAATCTGATATGGTTGCCCCTGTGTGCGGTCGCATCGGTATTGTTCAATTACCGCGACGAGTGCTGATTGTGGACTCATGAATCCACTGTCCTTCCCGCGCATCGTGTCTATATCGAGCAGCGGCGGAAACTGACCCACCCGCCGAAGCGTTGTTGTATGATCAATCAAGCCGTCGTAGGCACGTTCCGACTCGTCCTTTGTCGAATTATCAAGCAATCCTTCTGATACGAGTCGGTAAAAGAGCCGTCGCAAGGTGATACGCTCCGGATATGAGTTGACAATCTCACGGGCGCGTTCAATGATAGGCTCCCACTTAAGATTCGGTCGTGACCTTTTTCGCCGCTTTTCTGTCATACATTATAATAGGGTCAAGACCTTATATGTTTTATGTTGATTTACCGGCCGGTTATCCGCTTCCAAAATGACTTTTTATGTGTATTCTCAGTGAGTAAACGTTGAGCAAGCGCGTCGTTTATTTTTGAATATTGTTCCCGGAGGTATGCAACTTCATTCTCGAGGCGGCGTTGAGTGTCTTTATACGCTTCTATGTCCCTTAAAAGTTGGATCTTATCCGCATCACCACCCTGGAAATGTTCATAGATGCATGCGGTTATGAACGCCGATCTGCTTTGAAGCCCACGCACTTCGTCAACATGAGCGAGTAAATCCGGTTTTAAGTTGAAACTGATTTGCATGGTCAGCTGTTCAAGGCTGAAGTTGCATATATCGCTACTCATTTGTGTCTGAATATCGCCTGACATTATTCAACGTTGTTTGCAAGGTGCTTCCGGATATGTAAACCTACCCTGAAAATGCGCAGCTTCTGAACGGAGCTCTACAATCAAAGGGAATTGCGATTTAAGGCCCTCTTTTTTTAGATGAAACGGGGATCAGTGCGGACCATGCACGTCGTTCAAACAACCCTCGCAATACCGTTCAATTCCCCTACGTACGTGGTAGCGTGAAAAACCTTTAACACAGACGTAACCGAAGTTTTCTGAGTGGTGCACATTACAGACAATAGGCTGTTCCTTGGTTCTCATTTTTCCTAGACGTATCAATATCCGCTGAACTGTTGAGATATGGCCTGATGATCTCCAATGCCTCAGCGACGCGGCCCTCCAAAAGAAGCTCACTGACTTCCATCAGCGCGTCCGGACTTAGCGCGTTCCGTAGTATCGAAGCAAGTGCGTGCAGATCTGGACGATCGTCGGGGGGTACTCTCTCAAGCTTCAATACCCGTTTCTCTAATGTCATCAGAGCTCAAGCGTATTTGCTCAGCTCGGCGCGCTTTTCGAGCTCTGATACACGCTGTTCTAAGGAACCGCCTTCTATAAGGTCAATGCCGACCCTGAGCAGCTGCCCCAGGACACGGCCTTTTATTCCAAGGTCCAGGTCTTCAGAGTCTAGTATCTCATTGGTGATGCGCTCGAATACCACGCGCAGGTCCTCAATGGTCATCAGGGTTTGACGGCGGGGACCTGTTATACCAACCTTCAGATTGTTAGCTGCCCGCCTCTTCCTCTGATACTCTCGCTGATAGCTGCGGTTCTTGTCTGGGTTTTTATACGGCATTATTTACTCGGCCGATTGCGCTCCCTC